ATAAAAAATGAAAAATTATTTATCTTTGATAAATAATTTTTGCATAGAAAAAATACAAGTATTTTTTCTATGCTCATTAAATATACTCATTTTTAAATAAATAATTATTACTTACTAATTATACAAATTAATTAAATATTATTTTTTAAATACACTTAATAATTTTTATAAAATGAATATGATATAACAGGGATAAAAAATATTTATCGAAGATAAATATTTTTTTATTTTTTATGAAATTTTTGATAATTTTTATAAAAATTAAATATTAAAATGAGCGTATTATTCATTTTAATATTTAATTATTTTATACACACATTTTTATAAAATTTATCAAAAATTTCATAAAAAATTTTATAAAAAATTATTTATCCTTGATACACCTATTTTTATAAAAATTATCAAAAATTTCATAAAATTTATTTAGAACGACAGAAAATCAAAGATTTTCTGTCTTAAGATTGCGATAAATCTTCGATTTATCACAATCGTGTATTTAAAATTAATATTTAATAAAATTTATATAATTTTGTTAATAATAATTATTTTATTAAAAATGGGTATAATTAATGAGCATAGAAAAAATACTTGTATTTTTTCTATGCAAAAATTATTTATCAAAGATAAATAATTTTTCATTTTTTATGAAATTTTTAATAATTTTTATAAAAATGAGTGTATATAATTTTTAATTAATAATTATTACTCCAAAAATTATAAAATTTTATTAAATATTATTTTTAAATATACCTAATTAATTTTATAAAATGAATATTGTAAAATAGGCATAAAAAAGAATATACATATTTTTTTATTTTTTATGAAATTTTCTATAAAAAATAAAAATGAGTGTACTATATGGAATATATTATATTTATTTTTTAACTACATATATTGCAAAATTTGAATGCTACGTATTACATTCAATTTAATAAATATTAAATTTAATTAGATAATTCTTTTTTATGAATTTTTTAATAATTTTCATAAAATGAGTGCATAAATTAATTAAATATTATTTTTTAAATGTATGATTAAGATAAATCGAAAATTTATACCAGATCTTAAGACATAAAATCAAAAATTTTATGTCATAATTGATAATTTTTTATAAAATGAATATGATTATATAGACATAGAAAAAAATACGTGTATTTTTTCTATGACCATATACAATAATTAGTATTCACAAAATTATATCGATTTATTAAATATTATTTAAAATACACGATTGTGATAAATCGAAGATTTATCGCAATCTTAATACAGAAAATCTTTGATTTTCTGTCGTTCTAAATAAATTTTATAAAATAAATATGATTGTATTATTTTATAAAAAAATTGTATACTCTTGTAAGAATCTATTAGAATAAAAACTTTCTGTTATAAGATAATTATATAATAATTAATTATAAATCAAAAATAAATAAAAATTTATTTATTTTTGGAACCGTGGTCAGCTGGTCTGGTATACAGCCTAGCGGTGTCTACATAGCAGCTCGAATCTTTCGAATCAAACTACATGTCGACGCAACTATTTACAAGCATGTGATGATTCCGCGGTAGGAAGTAATGGGTGGAGCGTGTTGGCCTGGCCTTGGTATACAGCCTGGCGATGTCTTCACGTCAGCTCGAATCCTTCGAATCAAGCCACATGTCGACATAACTATTTACAAGCATGTGATGATTGTGCAGGTAGAAGGAATGTGGGTGCAGGTGGAAAGTGCTTGCAGTACACACTTCAGTACTGCAAGCGGTGTGCAGGGTGGACAATGTCCATGTACCAGTCAGGTGTGGTTAGAGCACCGATCAGATCATGCAGGGAAAGGGAACAGAACTCGGTGCCATCCATCCACTCAGCGATAAGTCCGCCAGTCTGATACAATTCCTGAGGCATGGATGGCCTGCGTCCGATCTTGTACAGGTAGGTGTAAGCTATACCGTACAAGAACGACTCCTCAGGTGGGATCTCTAGATCATCCTCGATGTGGATGAGCTGCTCGCAAAAGTCCTCAATGTTTTGAGGGGTGAAAAGGAGATCGGCGGACTGTGGATCCTGATACAGGGGGGAGATGGCCATGAATTTGGAAGGGAAGTGTTGGAGTGGAACCTTGACTGGCTTGGCCAGGGTGGTGATGTAGAAGGTCAACCAGTAGGGGCGGAAAAGCGTGGAAATGATCTCCGCCAGAGAAATTCGGTGAACGAGTCCGTTAAGTGACCAGATGCCGATGTAGCCTGGATTCCGCGAAATGCTGATCAAGTCAGCACGGGACAAGTCGGACCGGTGCCCGTGCAGCTGCAAATAAGCAGCGGCAACACCATAGAAGTTCATGTCCTTCTTCTCGTTGAAGGAACAGAGGTTGGTGATATACTTACAAACACCAACCAGGTCCCTCTCCCGGAGGACTATGTTGGCGCCGACCATGTACTTCTCAAAGCACCACTGCAGGATGCCAAAGACGTACAAGCAGGGGAACGAGACGGCTTTCTCCCCTTCGAATGTGACTACCTCCATGCCTGTGGAAGACACGTTGCAGAGCTGAGAGTGAATTGTAGCAGCAGGTCGCTTTGAGGCAACTTGAGCCGACTGGAACTAACTTGAGCCAAAATGGCTACGGTAAATGATTCGATTTATAGGAACATACAAACATTTAATATTTCAATTTTTAAATATGATCAAAATAATAGTGTGTTTTACAATTATTAAATTTTAAAATATTTTTGATATTTTAATAATATTGCAATTATATTTTGAATGAAATATAATCATTCAAAGTTTAACAACTATTACTTGAATTAATATTAATAATAGTTAATTGTATAATAGTAATTATCTAGAACTGTTATACAATTAAATATCTATTAAATTAAATAATGTAATAGATATTTTTATTTATCGTACGATAGAAAATCAAATATTTTATGTCTTTAAGATTGGGTAAAATATTCAATTTACCTTTACATTTAAAAATTATATTTAATTAAATATAATTTAAAAATAATAATTATTTATAAAATAATAGCAATATTTAATGAGCATAGAAAAAAATATATGAAATTTTTAATTATGTAAAAAAATTACGCAAGAATGTTTTTAATTGTAAACTTTTTGCTTCTTTTAATGGGAAAATTTTTTTATTTGTAATAGAATATTTTTTTAATTTATTAATTGATTCATGAATGTTATCATAATTATGATCAAGTATATCATATATATTTATGAATATATTATTTTTAATTATATTTATTGCATCTTTTAATGTATCTTGGCGATAATAATCATGATGTTCAATTATATTATTTAAGAAATCTAAATCATTAAATTTAATATTTGCTAAATGTATATAAATTTTTTTTTTCATTTTCTTCATAAATATTTTTCTATCTTCATTATAGATGTATTTATTATTTACATAATCATATAATTTATTTTGATCCATATAATTAAAAGTTTTAATAAACTCATAATCATCATCATCTAATAAAATTACGGCGTGTTCATAATTTTCCATTAAATAATAGAGTCTTTAATCAATATATATATGTTTCAATTTTATTTTAAAATTTATATTTTTATTAGTGTTTCGATAATTAATACACTCATTTTCAATAAAATTATTAAATATTTCATAAAAAAAATGAAATATTTAATAATAAAATACTACTATTATTTTATAAATAATTATTCTAAATTACATGAATATTTAAAAATATAATTTTTAAATACATGATTGAAGATTTTCTTCCAATTTTAATAAAATGAAATTTTTAATAATTTTCATAAAAATGAGTATATATTAGCTGACATTTGACGTATTATTATAATATTTGACATTATCCTAAATAATTCTTGCTTAATCTAATTCAACTTGGCGATTCTAAAATAATTTATGGTAACTTGTTTAATGCTTATGTTAATTTAATAATTCAATTTTTTAAATAATATCATTTTTATCTTATTTAATTTAAATAATGCGATAAGGTAAAAAATAACTAAAATATTATTATGATATAAAATAATCTAAATATTTAGTGCGAGCTTTTTTATATAATATATTAATTTTATCTTGTGCTGCTATTTTATCTGTAATATTTACTATACTATATATAGTTTTATAAATGTGTTCAGCTTTTATTTGACAATAAATAACATAATATTTTATATATTTATAATAATATTTTTTATATTTATATGGTGATTTATTTCGATAATATTTAATTTTATTTACATATAATTTTAGTTTAAATAAATAATACTTATAATTATTATCCATTATAATAAATAATATAATATATATAATTTTATTATTAATTAATTTACCTGTAATAACAATTAATTATCACATAAAATCAATTTGCCATAATACTTGAAAATTTATTTTATAAACAAAGAAAGTTTAGCTAATAATTCATTAAAATCTTTTTTATTATGAGTTATTAATTTATTAAATACTTGTTTTGCATTATAAAATGTTAATCCTTCCATTTTTCTGTTTTTAGTAATTCCATATAATTCATAATACATATCGCTAGCTGAAAAATCTTTTTATTGCTTTAATTTTAATAATTTTATTATTTTATTTAATTCAGTTTCATTTGTTGATTCTATTTCTATATATGGTGGTAATCCTGGATAATGATCAAATATTATTTCTGATTTTTTGTTTTTAGTAATATATATTTCATGATATTTTTTTATTATTTCTAATTGTCGTATAATTTTATCAATCATTTCATAATTATCAACAATAACTTCATACTCAGTATCATATTTATTATTTGTTTTTTATTTTATAACCTTCATCTCTAATTCTAATATATTGTCCATCTTAACTAGTAATTTTTAATAAAAATCCACCTTTACGCTTAATATTATTTACTCTAAATAAATTTTTTATTTTATCATAATCAAATAATCTAAATCTTTTTTCTATTTCTAATGACATTAAATATACACTCATTTTTATAAAAATTATTAAAAATTTCATAAAAAAAAATATTTATCACATTTATTTTAAAAAAGTTTTAGGTATATTTAATTAATTTATATACTTATTACTTTTAAAATATATAAACAGACACTAAACTACCTGCCTGATAAGCACTCTATTTATTAAATTAAATGTAATAATACAATATATATATACCTTATTTAATTTTTGCAATATATGTTTATAATACACCTATTTTTATAAAAATTATTAATTTCATGCTTACGCATGAAACTTAGGATAAATAAAAAATCTTCGATTTTTTATTTATTCTAATCGTACATTTTAAAAATAATATTTAATTAATTTGTAGTAAGTAATAATTATTTATTTAGAAATTAGTATATTTAATGAGCATAGAAAAACAAGTGTATTTTTTTCTATGCAAAAATTATTTATCAAAGATAAATAATTTTTCATTTTTTATGAAATTTTTTATAATTTTTATAAAAATGAGTATATATTCCATATAGTATAAAATAATTAAATATTAAATTTAAAAAGTTGAACAGTCCTATATACTCTCATTTTCATGAAAATTATCAAAAATTTAATAAAAAAGAATATTTATATTCTTTTTTTATGCCTAGTTGTCCATATTCATTTTATAAAATTTATTTATCACAATAATGTACACGCATTTTTATAAATATTATCAAAAATTTCATAAAAAATGGAAAATTATATAATTTAATTATAAATTATTTTTAAATACACTTAATAACTTTTATAAAATGAATATAGTAAAATAGGCATAAAAAATATTTACCAAAAATAAATATTTTTTCATTTTTTATAAAATTTTTTATAATTTTCATAAAAATGAGTGTATTTAAAAATGGGTATATTTAATAAATGTATATAATTTTGCTAGTAATAATTATATACATTTATTAAAAAATAGGTATATTTAATGAGCATATAAAAAAATGTGTGTGTGTGTATAATACAATTATTTTTCATAAAATAGTGTCATATTTAATTATATGAATTAATTAAATATACTTTTCATAAAAATAATACGTATATTAAAATATCAATATTTATATAATGGATTATACAGATAAATATATAAAATATAAAACATTATATTTACAAATAAATCAACAATTAGGTGGAAAACATATAAATGAAAAAAAAATTATATTTGTTAGACATGGCGAATCAACTGAAAACATTGCTACTATAACTGGTAAATCTTATGATAAAGATAAAATAGTATTAACTAAATTAGGCGAAGAACAAGCTAAAATAACAGGTGAATATTTATATAAAACATTTGGTAAATTTGATAAAGTTTATACATCACCGGTTACTAGATGTGTTCAAACTGCAGATATAATTATCAATCAAATTGATTATAAAAAAAAATTAGAAATTGATAATTTATTAGTTGAGATTGGTTATGAATCTAATATATTAGATGGTTTATCTAAAGAAGAAAAGATCAAAATATTTGATAATATAAAATTAACTTTACCAAAAGATAATTTTTACACAGGAATTAAAACTTTTAGACAACTAGAAGAAAAATTAAATAAAACAAATAATCCTTTTGATAAATTAAAAATTACCAAAAATTGGTCTAATATAGAAAAAATACACCTTAATATAAAACCAAATAAACAACAAGTTAAAAATAATCTTAAAAAATTCTTAAAATATTTAACAAAATCAAACGATGAGAATATTTTAGTTATATCTCATGGAGGCTGTATTTCGACAGTTCAAAAAATGATTTGTAATATTGATATTAATAATATTCATATTTCTTTCACACCTACTGAAATTAATAATTGTAGTATTGCTTGCATAAGTTTAAAAAATAATAAGTATTCATTAGTATCATCTGCTAATTCTAGTCATTTAAAAAATAAAACTCAATAAATATAATTATTGGACTGTTGAAAGATTACCCTTATTCATTTTAGATATAATTATTAAACTGTTAATATTTATTTAAATTAAAAATAAAAATTTTAGATATTTTAATAATGAAAATAAAAATATATAAAATTTATACACGCATTTTAAAATGCATAATAAAAGTTGTTGATCCTATAGATAAACATATCGGAAGGATAGAAAATCAAAGAT